TCCCCCCCCCCCGAAAAGTTACATATTGAGCCACAAAAACGAAATCGTCCATGACCAACGGCAAAAAGCCTATGTTGGTCAACTATGGATTGGTAAGAAAAGATACCGTCGAGTCTTGATTCGTTTTGTGGAAGCTGAAGGCTTAGAGCCTGACCAGTTGAACGCCTTGCTCGTTGAGCGATTTCTGAAGCTCAAAGAGCGACTGACGCGAGAAGTCGAGAGGCTTACTGATGAACAAGGTTTGTTCTTTTCAGAACTGTTGGATTTGTTCTTGGCGCATGTTCAAGCGAACCGTGACGAGAGAACGGTTGGTAAATATCGGCAACAGCTTAGTCGCTACCAAAAAATAGTTGGTAATTATCGTATAAGGCTTCACACCTCACAGCTGACAGACAAGTTCATTCTGTCTTTAAGAAAAGCTGGACTGAATGACCATAGCTGCAACAGTTATCTCAGAGCAGTTCGAGCGATTCTCAACTGGTCTTGGGAACAAGGCCAAATTCCGGCAGCCATCAAAGTCAAAAGCGTTCGCTCGTCCAAACCTTTGCCTGCTGTATTTTCTGCTGAACAACTCGAAGATTTGCGGCAACACCTAGAAGACGGTTGGCAGGAAACCAAACGAAGACGGTTCTTGGTGCTGCTTCGGGCCTGGTGGTTTTTGCGATTCACTGGAATGCGTGGTGGTGAACTGCTGGCGCTGAAATGGGTTAATGTTTATCCAGACCGAATTGAACTGCGCTCAACAAAGGATTGGAAAGTCAAAGGCAGGAAAGACTCAATCATTCCAATTGCTGAAGATTTAAAAGAATTTATTCAGGCGCAGGATATTCTTGGCGAGCGTTATGTGCTGGATGATGGCAGAGGAAAGCCTTTGTATTCAAGCCTTGGGGATTTGACCAAGAGTATGCGAAAGGCTTTGCAGAAGTGTGGGATTGAAAACGCGAAACCGCTGCACTCGTTTAGAAGTACAGTTGCGACTGAACTATTATCTGGTGAGTCTTCAAATCCGGTGCATGTTCAAATGCTACTAAGACATGAAAGCATTCAAACAACCATGTCTTATTTAAATAGTGGCCATTTACAGCAGGTGGACTTGGTAAATAAGTTGGGAACTGGCGGAAACACTGGCAAGAAAAAATTGAAAGAATCCAGCAAGCCTAGCATTCGTCTAGCCTACAGCCGAAAAAACTAACATGACTGTTAATCATTGGGTCGCTGGTTCGAGGATTTGCCACACTTCCGTTAAGTGGCGGTTTTCCCTATCCGCCAGTGATTGCCTCTTTTAGCTTCTTTGTCTTCCTGACTTTTCGATAAACGCCCACACCTGCCGCTGCCATTGGTAACCCTACTGCTGTCAAGATTAGCTCAACGCCACCGGATTCTACAGCAGAATTGAAATATTCAAAAAAGATTTCCATTTAATAACTCCAAATCATTAAACCGTCTTCTCTATCGTCTACATGCAGAAATCTTTTACTGCCTGTGAAACTGAAGCCATACCCACCGAACAAGCCCATCTGAATTCCAATTTCTAAGAGTCTTGCCCCATCTGCATTCCAGCAAGCAATATCAACTGCTCGGCCTAGTACATGATAACCCGTACTTTTGGGTTTCCCGTCTTTCCATTTTGCTTTTTCAACTGGGTGATCTAGTGAGCGATAGGCTGAAGTCAGTCTGATGGGTTTGCCGTAGTGCTGACGTAGAGTTTCCAGCTTTGTAAGAAAAGAACTCGACATAGAGCATTCACCTGTGAATTTGCACTTCAGCTCGTCTCTCGAAAAGTGTTCTGAATGGTCAATGAATTCCATCAAGTCTCTCGCTCTGGGTAATCAATACATTCTTGACTGTACATTTCACCGAATGCTTCTCTTTGAGGTAACGGCATTAACTGAAGGTCTACATATCTGTGATTTTCGCGGTAATGGTCAATGACGCAAGAACACAACTGAATGGCGGATTGCATGGCTAGATTGCTCGTCATACCTTGCATTTGATAAGTGGGAGCCAAACGAAGCGAGCATTGATAAGTCCATGAAACAAGGTGCAAAGTCTTGTACTCAACAGGCAAAGCAAAAGCTGATGTTGACAACAACAAAGCCAAGCCTGCCAGTAGCGTTTTCATTTTTGTAACTTGTCCATTTTCTGACTTAGCTCACTGATCGCAACCGTCATGTTCGTCAATGTTGTGTTGAGCTTTTCATGAACGGCTAAAAGCTGCTGAGACTGTTGGGCCTGAAGGTTCGCGAGCTTTTCTGTGGTAGCCTGTTGAAGTTGTGAATTTTCCCGTAATAGCTCGCTGACACGAATATCGCTTTCAGAATCCTTAGTAAGCCAAATATTTCGCTCCTTTTCAAAACCTCTTAAAAGAAACACGATTAACCAACCGCTGAAGGTGAGAGAAGCCATGCCAAAACCTAAATCTTGGACTAATTGAATCATTGAGTTGGGTTCTGCTGGCATTATACTTGGCCTCGGTTAGTCGGTTTGTGCTGCTAAGTGTGCGGTGTAAGCATCTTTGATTTGCTGCGTATGAACTGCTGCAATAACAGCAGAAACCTTCGGGTCTGTACTTGTTTCGCCAGGTGCTACGACATAGCGATGAAATGACTCTGAGATAACGTTACCATCTTCGAGAACTTGTATCACTTCACGCACTTGAACGTGATTAAACTGTCCAACAATTTCTATTTTGTCGGTTACTGTTTGTTTTGTTAGTGCCATTAATAAACTCATTAGGTGTTATGCTACAATATAGGGCACGACTAAAGTCCCTCTGGCGTTATTTCCAAATGGATATGTATTGTCATATTTGGAAAGAACAATTGATGTACTGCTTTTGTCTAATGTGTATGCGGCAGTCCTTCCATTGAAGCCATCAATACGCATTGCCCCAGATGATTCAGACGATGCTGTTGTAGAAAACGGCAGACCACTTATTGTCGCCAATCCTGCACCAGTGCCATTCGTTGTTACTGTAAAATCAATAAAACAAATAACAGTCGTTCCGATTTTACGATAAAAACCATTGGCGCTGACAGTCGTAATCGTACCGCTAGTTGAACTGACTGTTGGTAAAAAAGTTCCTTCTTCATAATCCGACAGTGTGGATGAAGTGAGGCTCCCAGTACCACTAGTATGAGATCCAAAGTTCAAACTAAGATAACTTGCTGCCGTGTTATCGGTCCCAATCGTTATTGCCGTATTGCCGTCTTCATCTTTAATGGTCAGGCTTTGTCCAGTTGCAGGTTGAATCGTGTTAATCGTTCCACCAGTAATCGCAACCGCATTTGCATTTTGCGTTGCCATTGTCCCAAGTCCTAGATTCGTTCTAGTAGTCGAATCATCAGAAACATTTAAAGAACCTGTTACGCTAATATTGCCACCAGTGTTTAGCTGTGCAGAAGTGGAAACCGTGCTGGCAGTTAGAGTGAGACTCGAACCATTATAGTTCTGGATTTCGTTTGTTTTTAATAAACTCATTTAGATAAGCTCAACAAATTCAAAGTTATAGTCATATAGCTGCGAGCCAGGATAAGAATAAGCAATACTGGCTGGCTCAAAGAAGCTACCAAAAACTGCGGTGTTCGTTTGATAACCTAGAATCTCAGCCGCTACTGGTTGCATTCGTAAGCCAGCAAAGACTTTGGTTGCTGTTTCTCGTTCGCTTTCCAAAACTTGAACGCTGCCGCTGAACCTTCTGCGAATCTCACCCAATCGGTAAACTAACCCACTGTCTCGCTCTTGTCTGATTCCAAAACTGTCTCGGCTGATCGACATACCGACGTTTGGATTGTAGGTTTCCAGAACTTTTCCGGCTCGAATCGTGTTTACGATGAGCGGCAACTTTATTGAAGAAACCGTAAAGTTTGAGCCACCATTTCCGGTTAACTGCAAATCTTCTGAGCCTGTACCGTCACCCGTAATCCGGTTGAGCTGCTCGGTAAAAACACCATCAGAGACAAAGGTTCCAAGCTTGATTTGTGGATAGTCTTCAAAATAAATGTTTGCAGCACTCGCTTGTAATCTGCCTAGATTCCCGTTGCTTGCTGTCACCCAACCGTCAAGCGCACCTTTCACATCCGTTGAATTAGTCAAAGCAATCTGAACCGTGTTGGTTGTTGCTGGACAAGCCACAAAAACCGAATCATTCCAATGTGTTTTCTCATTGAGTAAATATTGCTCGGTCAGTGTGTAGGTGTTCGAGTACGTTTCAGTTGATAAGGTGCTTGCACCAGAATCCTTGAATGTGACTGTTACCGATTCTGCCAAGTAAGAGAAAAAAATGGCTTCTGCGCCTGGGCAAGTCACGGTAATTGTTGCGGTTGCCGAATCAGCAATGTAAGGCTGCTTTGGATAATTGTTCTCGACTTTGGCGATTGCATAATCGCTGGACAATTGAGTCGCTGAACTGGTAACGCTAGTGATGGAATTCGTGTAAATGATTTTCACTCAAACCTGACAAAGCTGATTTCGGTTGGTCCGCTGATTGTTGTCTCTTCTGCATCAAAACTATAAATGATCGAAGTAATGGTAATCGTGGCTTTGATGCTTTGCTTTTCGTCTATGCAGATGATGCGATAACCCAAAAGGTAATTGTCTTTAATCCCAAAAATTCGAGCCGTGCAGATTGGCGCGGATTCGCTTTGCAAAATGGCTCTTAAATATTCAATAACTTTCTCTTCAATTGTTGACAGTGCGTCATAACCTTGTTCTTCGCCATAGCCTAAGTTCGGAACTTCAACGTATTTTGTTTCTTGCGCGAGCGTGACACTATCTGGATAAGGCGTATTGAATTCATACTCGCTGAAAACCTTTTTGATTGGAAAGGCTGGCGCTAATTGCAATTGCAACAATTCTGGCGTTCTCACCGTTGCGGCTGCCACACCAGTTTGAATTCGGTTAATGACTCGTAAAGTAGAGCCGCTAATTTGCAGCAACAGGTTCGCGGCTTTGGCAGTATCTGCCGCAAAGTCAATCAGTGGCTCGTTTCTAGTGGTTGCTTGTGCCATTTATGGGCTATAGATTTCAACTTCTGAAGCTGTCGTGGCTACCGTCAGCGAGCGAACTGTCAGCGTTCCGTTTGCGTCGATTTCAACGGTTACGGAAAGCCGGACTTCAACAGGTGAGTCGTTGACCTGCTCGTCGCTGATCGTCGTATCGGTGTTGTAATTGACTCCTGCCATTTACGCATAACTCGTGTCTAAGGTTAGCCCAAGCTCAGTAGCAACGTGACTATAAAAACTCGAAAGCGTTGAACCTCTGTTGCTGATTCCTGAAATTGAAAGCACCCCCCCAGTAGTGGCAGCGTTAAGCTTAATCACGGTTGAGGTTGGGGCAACGCCACTTCCGCCTGAACCGTTCCAGAATTCTGAACTGGTATTATCTGTCGAATAAATCAAAACCCCATCCTCGCGGATTTCGATTGGGTAGCTGCTGTTATTGGTTTGCAAGTCTGGATTGGCAACTTCATCGTCGCGTTTCTTAATCACAGGCGTGACGTTTTTGACAATGCCCCAAGAGAATGGAATCCGCAACGGCACACCCACTCGGTGCGTGTTGCCGTCAGAGGTAAACGTTCCGGTTGTGCCGTACCCACTCGTCACCGGAATGAAGTCTTTGTCCTGCAAGGTAAAGGTGTTTGAACCAGTGCGGACCACATAATAGTAATTGTCCACTGCAACTGATTGATATTCGAGCAGCTCACCGTAGGAATCCATCTGCTCAAAAATCACAACCGTACCCGTCACAAAACCATGATTCAAAGCGGTAATTGAAACTGGTGTTCCTGCGCCTGAAGAAATGACAGCTTCGACAAAGGCAAAGTTTTCGGTCAAGGTGAATGGTCTAGCGCCTTTGGTGAATTCGGTGTCTGTGAGCGCAAAGGTTAGTTCGGTATCGGTCACGCTTTGCAAGAAGATATTGCCAGAAAACAAGTCGCTTCCTGCCTCGCCCCATTTCAAAGTCGTTGCATAAAGCCCAGGTGCGGTGAGTAAGTCTTCATAGCGTTGCAGTGCGAACGGATGGCTTGCGTGCAAATAGTCATTTGTCAAAGTAATGTTCCCGAACTTCACGCCAATCTTGCCGCTGTCCTCAACCTGTCCAAGTTCCAAACTTGGCATTCTCTTGACAAAAGGCTGGTAAAAGTTCTGACCAGCAAAACCACGAATCGAACCTCGGTAAGCTGTACCGTCAACCGTGATCGTGGCAAGTAACTGGCTCATCAGATGTACCTAGCCGGAAGAAACTTATCGCCTTGCCTTCTCGTTCTTTCTCGCAATTCGCTTCGGAATTCTTCAATGCCAGCTTTTGTCTGGCCTGCCATGTCCGTATAAACATTTACCTCGGTGTCATTCTCACGAACTGCCACAATCAATTCAGCCAGTAATCTTTTCACCTCTGGATCTGAAGTTGCGTTCAGTGCTGCGGTGTCGCCAGAGTTCAAGCGGTTCAGATTGCTGAGGCCATATCTGCGGACGGTTTCTGGCGAGAGGATATATTCGCCAGGGCTCAACATGGCTGGAATGGTGTCCATTGGGTCAACAAGTCCGCCACGACGGAAGCCGTATTTGAAAACGGGAGCATCCCACCCGTAGTATCCTGTGGTTGTAGAATAATAATCGAAAAAGTCTTGAGCCTTTGTAAGATCATTAAACGCTAAAAGTTTTGGCTCACTCTCTGTACCTGACTCTGCAGATAAAAGGATATAATAAGGTTTATTCAAATATTGAGGAGCAGTCTCAGGCAGTAAATTGTAAATAGAAGCAAATTGCTGGTCAGGAGTTAATTCTGAAGAAACCTGAAACCCTGGAGCTAATCCTCCTGGTTGGTATTCAACATCATCTTGCATATCTACAATAAGACCACCAATTGTAGCAACATCTCCAGGATATTTTCCGTATTTACTAGCAAGAGAACCACCTACAAACAAAAACACTGGAATTCCTTGGTCGCCTGGTCCTGCTGCTTCTATATTTGACGCTTGCGCTTCCAGAATCGTTGCTTGCAGTTGAACTGCGCCAATCATCAGACTGAAGGCATCATTGATGATCGTGCTTAGGGAATTCAAAGAAGAAGTAATGTTGCTGGTGTCCAGAGTCAGCGTTGGTGTGATGACGCCTAAATTCGGAATGCCTGCGGATACTGCTGGTGTGATTTTGCCAAGATTCGGAGTGCCTAGAGAAACGATTGGATAAACCGTTCCAAGGTTTGGTCTGCCAGCGGTTGCGGTTGGGGTAATCGTTCCAAAATTAAGTCCAGAAGTGTTCACAGTGAACATGCTGGTGGACATCAGCAGAGAAAGATTTAACCGTGAAGAATCCAAACTGAAGTTGCTGCTGTTGAGACTGATTTCTTTATTCACTCCTGAAGTATCAACAATGAAATTACCAGCCTTGAGTTCAATGGGAATTTGGTAGACGGTTGTCAGGAATTGAACCTGCTGCTGCGCGAAGGCCAGTGTGGCTAGGTTGATTCCAGAGATTAAATCAGAGACTGCGGTTTGCAATTCTTCTGGTAAGTCACCCAGTAAATCCTCTGCGCCTGAACTAAGTGTGCTGGCTGCGGCAATCGGTGCGTTGAATCCGTACTGAGTACCAAGCAGCGCCAAGTCACTGAGAACACCTTCAAAAATCGTAGTAAAGGCAGTTGATGATTTGAAAACATCTCTGGCTGCGCTCAGATAATCATT